TGACAAAGGTCAAAAATACGTGCCATTAAAAATGAACCACCAGGATGCTCAATACCTGGATGATAGAAAGTTTCAAAAAGCGGAAATAGCTACAATGTTAGGCGTACCGACTCACTTAGTGAATGAGATGGGTGATGCAAAGTATAACAACGTGGAGAATACCAACACTCAATTTGTTCAGTATACAATAATGAACTATGTACACAAGTTCGAGGAAGAAAATAAAAAGTTACTGCGAGAGGATCAGCGCATGAGATACAAATGGCGTTATGACGTTAATGGATTGATGCGAGGTGACATGGCTGCACGTGGTGAGTTCTACGCAAAAGGCATCCAAAACAGTTGGTTGAAGCCTAGCGAAGCGAGAAACTTTGAAGATTTACAAGGTGGTATTGATGACTACCTATTGAGTATAAACAACCAAGTACCTTTTAACGAAAGAGACGATTATAAACCTAATAATGGAGGGGGAAATGAGTAATACAGAAAAAAGAGCTTTTGAAAGCTCAATAGAAATACGAATGAACGAGGATGGCACGGAAAGCCGTACAATTACTGGCTATGGTGCCGTGTTCAACAAATGGTCTAGTAATTTAGGCTGGTTTAGAGAAAAAATGGAACGTACTGCATTTGATAACGTAGATATGTCAGGTGTGATTGCGACATTCAACCATGACTTTAACAACGTGCTGGCACGAGCAGATTCTGATACTTTGCGGTTATCGGTTGACGATTATGGGCTACGATATGAGTTTGAAGCACCTAATACAACGGCTGGCAATGACTTGTTAGAAAATGTGCGAGTTGGCAATGTAAAGGGGTCTAGTTTCATGTTCACGGTATCAGAAAGCGGCACGGAATGGAGAAAGGGCGAAGATGGAATGGATGAGCGTACCATTAAGCAAGTTGAACGACTTATTGAGTTAGGACCAGTAACAGTTCCAGCCTACCCAGATACAACGGTAGCAAAAAGAGATTTAGAATCAGCAAAAGAAGCTGAGAAGAAAGAAGATATGCGGTCTGTAACTGATACAGAGCGCAAATACAAACAATTAAGAGCGAAAATTTAAATGAAAAATTCAAAACAACTACGTGAGGAGCGATCTACAGTAGATTCTCAGATCACGGAATTACGCAAAAAATACGAAGGTTCAGAGATGACCGAGGCAGATGCAACGGAATTTGATGGCCTAGTAGAGCGTATGGAGACACTTTCTGATGACATTGAAAAGGCAGAAAAGAGAGAAGCAGCAATTAAAGATGTTGCAAGCCGCCAAGGTCAAAACTTTAACCCAGCACAAGGAGTTCAAGAAACTAGCAAAGATGAAAACACTATGCTACGTTCTTTCGACATGGGCAAAGCGGTTAGAGACTTGGCTAAAAAAGGACGATTGGAAGGAGCAGAAGCAGAATTGATTGGTGAAGGTGTTAGCGAAGCACGTGAAGCTGGTATTCAGTCTGGTGGACTACGAATTGTAATCCCTAGCAAGTATACTGAGAAACGTACTGATATTGATCAAACCACTTCGGCTATTCAGCCAGTAACTGTCGGAAGATATACTGAAGCACTTCGTGAGAATGCGGTATACGCTAACGTACCAGGTATCAATGTTTATACTGGTTTAAGCGGTGACATGAAGTTGCCAGTAACTGCAAAGCAAACGCTTGCTTGGGCAACTGCTGAGAATAGTGCTGCTGCTGATGGTGGGGCTAACTTCACTAAGGACACACTTGCACCAGTACGTTTGACAGGTTATGTAGATGTTTCTAACCGAGTTCTAGCACAAAACGGAACCGCCGCAATGAACGCAGTAATGACTGACCTAGGACGCAGCGAAGCTGAGTTGATTAACACGGCTATGTTCTCAACTGCATCAGTATCTAACGCACCAGGCGCATTGGCTGCAACATCTGGAGTATTGACATTTACTGAGGAGGCTTCACACTCTTATGGTGTATCAGTACCTAAAGATTTGTTGAGTGCAATGCGTACCGTTGCTAACGATCACGGATTGACTGGAAACCACTCTTACATTCTTTCAACTGAGTTAATTGCTGACGCATTAGCTGGTGTTAATGTAGCTGGTATCACTCCAACAATCACAGAGGGTGGTTACAACCGATACACAATCAACGGAATGAATGCTTTCTTCAGTACTGGAGCAACTAAGGTAGCTGGAACGAGCGGAGATGGTATCTTCGGAGACTTCTCAAGAGTTCATTTCGGCCGATGGGGCGGACTTAACATCTTGGTTGATCCTTACACAGTAGCTGGTAACGACCAAGTAAGATTGGTTGTAAACTCTAACGTGGACTGGTCACTAGTACAAGGTGCTGCATTTGTTAAATTCACTTCATTGACTGCATAATGAAGGTAATAGCAAAACAACCTTTGTTTCAATTTGGCGTATTGGCTTATAAAGGTCAAGAAGTGGAAATATCTAACAAGCTAGGCAAAGAACTAGTTGAGTCTGGATTTGCTACCGAGATAAAAGCCGAAAAGAAGCAAGGTAGAAAAGCGAAAACTGAGAGGTAGGTAATAAATGTGATGGGGGCGAAGCTGGAAAGCCTAGCCCCTTATTTTAAAGCGATATGAGAATAGTAAGAACACAGAAGCCAGCAGGGTTAGCGATAGGATTAGAAGCCGTTAAAACGCATCTAAGGCTATTGGGGTATGACGATGAGAATAGCCTAGTGGCTAGCTATGTTGATTCGGCTTGTGAGTTCGTTTTTCAGCGTACTTGGAAAGTTATACAAAGTGCAAGCTATACGGCTTATTTGGATGACTGGAACAACTACAACGGAGAATATAGCTACAATCACCACTATTACCGAGACTACCGCAATTACAAAGATGATTGTGATATAAAGATAAAGATGCACCCAGTAACGTCACTTGATAGTATTAAATACTATGATGCTGATGGTGTGCAACAGACGATGGTTGATGGAACGGATTATTTCTATTCAATCAATGGCAACTTTGCGAGGATAAAGTTTTTAGAAAAACCAACCTTGCAAGATAACCGATACGATGCAATTGAGATAGCTTTCACGGCTGGATATTCGAATCAATTTGACATTCCAGACGACTTGATCCATTGCTTAAAGATATTGGTAGCGGATGCGTTCAACAATCGAAACAGTCAAACGGCAGGGATGAGCGTAAACGAGAATAAGATACCACAGAGCGTTGACATGATACTAGCGAATAACAGTTTAAAAGACTTTGGATAATGTGGGATATTGGTAGATATACACGGCTAGTTACAATCATGCGCCCAACGGTGACAAGTGATGCGAGTCATGCGCCAGTTGAGACGTTTGCAGAGTGGCAGAAATGCTATATGAGCAAGCAAGATAAAAGAGTGTCAGAGGGAATGGAGCAAGACAAGAATACTGGCGATAGATATACGATTTGGAAAACGGCACGACCAGTATCAGGTTTGACTTTAAAGGACCAGCTATTGTTGGATGGTGTAACCTACGAGATACGAGGCATTAGAGAATTAGGTAGAGAGCGTTTGGAAATTGAGACGATAACTAAGTATTAATGGATTTTAGCATTGACATAGAGGGCTTTGACGAGGTTATACGAAGCATCCAAAAGCTAGAGGATGGAGTAAAGTCTAAGGAGTTGAAAAAGATATTCGTTAGGCAAGCACAACCTATCTTGGACACAATGCGTAAAACTGCCCCAATAGCAAAAGACACTATCGAATACAGTAGAAATAGAAGCATAAAGATACCGCCTGGCAACCTTAGAAATAGTTTAAAGAAGTTTAAAGGTAGAAGCGAGGAATTTCCAGCGGTTTACGTTGGTCCAAAGGTTAAAAAGAAAACAACTTCACAAAGTGATGCGGTCATTGGTTCTGGCTGGTATGGGTACTTCTTAAACTACGGTACAACAAATGGTATAAAAGCGCAGCACTTTATTAGAAGGACTTACAGTTTAGTAGCTGCGACAACGGGCAATAGGGTAACGGATAAGACGTTGCGATACTTAGAAAAGTTAGAAAGAGAAATAGGATTTGAAGTATACAGATGACATTTGAAGATGCAATAGGGGATATTTTAAAGGCAAACAGTAATTTGACTGATTTGTGTAGTAACATCTACGGGGGTATTGCTCCGCAGAATGGTTCATTGCCTTATATCGTTTTTAATCGAAGCGGTCAAATACCTACACCAGACAAACAAGCCAATAATATCGGTGACTTATTGCTAGAGGTAGACATTTATGCAAGCGGATACAATGAAGCGATAGAGATAGCCGATGCAGCACGAGAAGCACTAGATTTAGCAACTGGAAGCTACACGGGTTTTGATTTTAGCCGTGCGAGGTTTGATAGCCAAAGTAGTGTTGACTACGATCCAGAAACGAGAGCATATTACACCCTACAAGGTTACATAATTTGGTATAAATACACATAAAATGAAAATAAGACTAACAAAGGCACATAAAAAGCCTAACGGGAAAAAGATAGCCAAAGGCACTATTATAAGTGTTCATGAAGGGCATCCGTATAAAGACTTTGAGGTAGTAGGTCAAGAAACTGAAACTACCGATGAAACACAATTTAAACAAATTAAAGAAAACGAAAACGAATAATGGCAACAGCAGGAAAATTCAACGGAAATATTTTAGAAATATCTTTCGGTGGCACAGTTTTAACACACGCATTACAACATAGTGAGTCTCACTCAATGAGTCCAATTGACGTAACTACAAAAGATAGTTCAAGTCAGGAAGAAGTAATCGCAGGTTTACGAGGTTCGGAAATTTCAGCAAGTGGTTACTTTGCAGAAGATGCGACATACGGATATGAGGACTTGTATGACCTTTACGCAGCTGGTACATCTGTAACTGTATTAGTAGCAAGTACAGTAAGTGGCGATGTAAGTTATAGCTACACGGCTTTTGTGACTAGCTTAAGCAGAACTGCGGAAATGGACACGGCAGTAGGATTTGAGGTATCTTTGAAACCAACTGGCACAGTAACTAAAGGCACAGTATCTTAATAGATTATGAATACCATCACAATAAATAACAAAACATTCCCTTTTCGTTTGACCATTAGTGGACTTAGTGCGATTGAGGCAAAGACTGGAAAGTCGATTGAACACATTGACCAAGTAGGTATCATGACACTTGTTTTAACGGTTCTACCCATTGCGATTAATGCTGGTTACAGAAAGCAGCAAAGCAATGAGAGAATAACGGAAAACGAAGTTATGAACCTAGTCGATGATGATCCAAGCTGCATAGCAAAAGTCAGCGACATTATGACCGAGCAGATGGAATCCTTAATGGAAAAAGTCAACGGTAATACTAGCGGAGGGGAAGCCGAAAAAAAGTAATTTTCTGGGATTGGGTAGTACAACAAAGTTCTTACTGGTCAATCCCAGATTATTATGACCTTACACTAAGAGAGTTCAGCATAGCGATAAAGGCGAAAGCTGACCGAGAGGAACGGAATTACCAAACGGGTTGGGAGCAAGCCCGATGGATTGCACGGTGGATAGTTCAAGTGAATGTCCCCAAAAAGCAAATACCATTAGAGAAAATTGCTCGCTTCCCCTGGGAGGGTACTGACTTTGAGCAGATGAAGGATATAATTGACAACTTTAAAGCTAAAAAAGGGCTAGATGGCTAAGAACAGAATAAACATTGCGATAGGTGCGAACTTAAAGAAGTTCAGTACAGATATGCAGACTGTCAAGCGTGAGATGCGCAAGACAAGCCGCAAAATGAAGTCACTAGGTCAATCTATGACACGTTCTTTGACAGTTCCTTTGTCTTTGATTGGGGTTGCATCTGTTAAACTAGCTGCGGACTTTGAACAGTCAATGGCGAAGGT